TCGGCCTCTACATGCGTGTAACCCGCCGGAGCATTCAGCGTGGGCTTGATGCTTCCGTGGTGATAGTCGTACACGGACACCATGAATTCGCGATTCTTGGTGCGCTTATCCGCGAGGATGTACTTGCCCGAGGCGTAGAAGTCCCCCAGGAACTTGACTTCCACCGTGTAGTTGGTGACGTGGACGGTGCCGTTGTTCTTGGCGTACTCGCCCTGCTTGGTGATTGCCACCACGATGTACTTGCGATTCCACGCACCGTTTTTGACGAGCAGACTGTCCACCTTGAGCTCGGTGCCGGCTTCGACCTGACGTACTTTACAGAGATGCAGATAGTTCATGATCACTCCTAGTTTAGTGGGCTCAACCCCACCATAGCTACAGTGTGGCAGGTTCTACATAAGAGTAAAAGCTCGGTTTGCGTTATGATTGGGCGACCGCATACACTTACCTGTACTGCCAGCGACGCCCTAAAAAGAAAGTCCCTCAGGAGTTCGAGCTCTCTGAGGGACTTGGGGGAAGTAGCAAGCAGGATCATTGTGCCATAGTCTATAGGGGATTGCAAGCAGTGAGCTCAACGGTAGTTCCGTTTCGCCCATTTAAGATTCCGCCTGCGCCGCAGGCATCCAGTTTCGTACAGGCCCCGAACGCCGGGGGCCCAGACTACATGAAGGAGGACCTTGCCCGCTCCGGGCTGGAAAGCGGCGACTTGTTTTCCTACGCGCACGGGATGATTTGGAAGCCCAAAGAGGCTGAGTGCGGTTACGTCATCCCATACTTCTACCCAGATGGCCAACCCATCGTTGATGGGGATCAGTTCCCGGCCATGTACCGAGTCCGGTACAAGCCGCGAGCCAACCTGAAGTGCCCGAGGTACATGCAACCCCCGAAGGAGAAGCTGCTCGCTCTCGGGCTGCCCTCCAATGTGCCGTATCTGCCCCCGTACAAGCGGGATGGCGATACGATAGCGATTTGCGAGGGTGAAAAGAAAACCGTTGCGGTGATCAAGTACCTTGACCTAGATGCCATCGGCATCGGCGGCCACACAATGTGGAACCATGAGTGGCTCTTCAACGAGTGCAAGGGGAAGAAAGTAATTATCATCCCCGATGCTGATGTGATGAGGTACGACATATCGCGCTCCTATGGTGCGCTGGCCTCCGCCCTTGCGGAGCGAGGCAGCGTAGTAGAAATCGTCCAGCCCCCCGATAAGATCGACGACTGGCTCGTACGGGGCGGCACACGCGAAGCGTTCGACGCCCTACCGAGGTTGAAAGCTGAGGACTTGGTCCTATCTGGGGAGGCCTTGATTGATAAGTACAACCTCACATTCACGATACAGGGGAAGGAGGGCCGTAAGGTCGCCCATCAGCATAGTGCGAACGTGATGACGATCATGGAGCATCACCCGGCCTTCCCCACAATCTGGGAGAACCTGGACAACGCCCGTGTCTACGTCGGTGATGACGAGACGCAGCCGGGCCTGACCGAGATGGAGATTGCCAACTACTTCCAGCGTAATCTCGGTCTGGACAAGGTCAGCCATAAACTCATCATCCCTTGTATCAGCGCCTTCAGTGCCCGTAATGCGAGGAGCCCGATGCTCGAGTGGGTGCGCGGACAAGTCTGGGATGGGCGGCAGCGACTGGCGACGTGGATGATCCGCCATTGGGGTGTCGAAGATACCGAGTACCATCGTGAGGTCGCTTCCAAGTGGCTCGTCAGCTCCTGCGCTAGGATGGACAAGGCGGGGACCAAGGTGGACTGGATGCTTATTTGCATCGGCCCGCAGGGCACGGGAAAGACAACCATGCCTGAGATCCTATTCCGGGGGAACAACATGGTCGTCTACGGCCACGACGAGGGTAAGGATGCCAAGATGCTCCTACACGCTGCTCTGTGCGTCGGGTACGACGAGCTCGACGGCATGGCGAAGCGAGAGCAGAGTACGCTGAAGGCGATGATTACGTGCCGGGAGGACTCATTCCGAAAGCCCTATGGGGCGACAGTTGACTTCTACCCACGGCGGAGTGTCCTGTACGGCTGCGGGAACAACCCGGCCTTCCTTACGGAGGATCATAGCGGGTATAGGAGGTACGCAGTCGTGAAAGTCCCCCGGCTCCTTGACTTTGAGAATCTGGAAAGGGAGGTGGGGCAGCTCTGGGCGGAAGCATGGGAGCTCTACCGGACGGACGCCCTGCGCTATTGGGAAGTGGAGGGGGCTTCGGAAGCTGCTGAGGAATTCGTGATGGAGTCGCCATTGGGGGCCACGGTGGAGCGAGCCGTTGGGGAGCTCGTCAGGGCGGGCAATAAGACGTTCACCAGCGCTCGCGTATACGCCGTGATGGAAGCTGGAGGGGTCAGGGTCAGCGCAGCGCAGAGTAAAGAAATCGCTAGCAAGCTGAGGGCGATGGGATGGGACCAGAAAAAGGCCAAGGTGGACGGAGTCCCGGTACGGGTCTGGTATCAACGGTAGTCAGGTAGGCAGGTGGTAGTCAGGTACGTGACTACCGAAGATTGCCTTATAAAACAATAGCTTGAGCGCAAAGTAGTCAGGTAGTCAGGTAAATTACATACATTAGGTGCAAGGGTGCTATTTTTATACTGTAGGGTTTGGCAATGTACCTGACTACCTGCCTACCTGCCTACCGTCCCGGTGATAACCGGGCCTTTCCGAGGCTTAAAACGATGGAAAACGATGGAAAACGATGGATAAAGCGACGGCAAGACCGGACAAAACGACGGCAGTGCTGGACAAAGCGACGGAAAACGACTGAAAACGACGGCAAGACCGGACAAAACCCTGCGGGAGGGCCTCCCCAGACAAACAATCCACCCAAACTTTCGATCAGCGAAGTAGGAACTCGGTTCGATTCGCCCTGAAGCTCGGTGCGAGAACTCGTCTTGCTCATGCAATATCCGTGCCATCGGCTCACGTTGCATAATGTGTCTGGCACGTTATGACCGTGGCATGGTTCTTGCTCATGCAATATCCGTGCCGAGATGCGACACATTACATATTACGCGCCCGCGCGCGTATACACCATTCCGGCCCAGTGCGCAATACGTATTTTCCCTAGTAAAATTGTGTTGCTCGTAGCTACGGGACTTGCTATAGTTCGTTTGCTGGTGGTGTACCAGTGTTCGCAAACCAAAGGTGCTATATGTCTAAGTCCAAGACCAAGTCCGCTACTACCGTCGCTGCGCCCGTGCAGTACATTCAGCTCACTGACCAGCCTGCTAATTTCAAGGCTGGCTCGGCGCGGGCAGCGTGGTTCGCGCTGGTGGCGGAGTACGACGGCAAGCCGCTGGCCGAGTTCGTGGCCGCTGGCACGGCCAATCCGCCCAGTCTGCCTGTCAAGGGTAAGTCTGCCGGCAAGCTGGAGTCTGTGTCGGGTTGGGCCAGTTGGTTCGCCAAGCAGGGGCTCGTAGAGCTGCCCATTCGCTAAGGGCGGTTCGGGGCGCGCACCATGAGGGTGCGCGCCCTTTCTTTCGTCTGCTCTTGGTTACATAACGTGGGAAGCACGTTATGACAGAGGAGACGAAAGACGAGTACCCCCTCCCTCATTTCACCATCACCAGCACCAGCACAAGCACTCCACCCACTCGAACACGGCGAGCCTAATCATTCCCTCATAAACAAGGCATCCTCATCCTCTCCCTCGGCGAGCCTAATCATTCCCTCATAAACCGGCCTTGCATTCTCGGGATTCTGGCGCTACAATCCCGCCATGGACAAAGATGAGTCTCTCCCTGCCGTACTCGTCCCGCAAGAGTTAATCGAGTACGATGTCACGCGCCTTGACAGAGTCAGGCGCTCCCCTCACCGCTCCCTCAACGCCGTCCACGACTCTTTCGATCTAGTCGGAGGGGTTCCCCGGTTGGCGCTCTGGGCCCACGACAATTACGGTGAGTTCATCACGAAGGTGTACGTCCGGACCCTTCAGGCCAATGTCGCTCACGAACATTCGGGCGGTATCTCCATCACTACGGTGATCCCACGGACCGCCATCGACGGGGAGTGTGAGGAAGTTACTCCGTGACTTCCGCCATCCATCTTGAGTACGACCCCCGACCATGCTTCATCCCCTTCCACCAGCGGAACCAGAGATTTTCAGCGATCGTGGCCCACCGAAGGTGTGGGAAGACTGTCGCGTGCATCAACGACATTGTAGTCCGCGCCGCGTACAACAAGCGCAAGCATCCGCGATACGGGTACATCGCCCCCACGTACCGACAGGGTAAGGAAATCGCGTGGCTATATCTCAAGGATGCAGCCGCCCCGATCATGAAGGGGAAGCCAAGGGAAAGCGAACTGAGCATCGAGCTCCTCAACGGGGCCAAAGTCACTATCTTCGGTGCGGACAACCCCGACAGCCTCCGTGGGCTGTACTTCGACGGGGTCATCCTGGACGAGTACGGCGACATGCGCCCCTCCCTGTGGGGCGAGGTCATTCTGCCAACGCTCGTGGACCGCAGGGGGTGGGCCGTCTTCATCGGTACGCCGAAGGGGATGAACCACTTCTACGAGACGGTGGAGCGGGCCAAAACGGACGAGGCGTGGTTCACCTCCATCCTGCCAGTCTCCGAGACGGGGCTATTCTCCCTCCCCGAGATCGAGGAGTTCCGCAAACAGATGTCGGACGAGCAGTTCCGACAGGAGTTCATGTGTGACTTCACAGCAGCGATCACCGGAGCGTACTACGCGAAGCTGCTCGAGACCCCTCTGGCCGGTCCAGTCCACTCTTCCGAGCTTCCGGTCTACGTCTCTTCTGACATCGGCTAC